AAACCGTCGGGACTTGCACCAGCATTTTTACCATAAGTATGGAAACCGGTTTCTTTAGTTTCTAAAAACTCACATTCTTTTAGTTCTTTGAATAATTTAAAAGCTAATGGTTCTAAAGTAACCCCTCTTTGTATATCAAAATTGTTTAACTCAATTTCTTCTCTACCATATAAAGTTTCTACAGCTTTTTCAAACGCAAAAGAATCAATACTTTGCTTTGTTCTTGCTAAACCTTCTTTACCTAGTAGCCTGTGAATTTCGGATGCAGTAAAACGACCCTCACGAACTTTAAACCATTCTTTACTTCTTTGCTCCATATTCTAAATATTTGGTTTCAATTTCTTTAGTAATTGTGTATGCTTTTTTTATTTGTTCAATAGTTGCATTTGCTTTCTTTGCTTTCTCGAAATTAACTTCTGTAAAAGCTGGTTTTACTTTTGCTTTAGGTTGTACAGGATTAATTCTTACACCCCCTACTATTTCTCCTTTCATTTTTACATTACTATCTATGTATAATTGAATTTTAGTATCTCTCCAATCTTCAACAAAAGGACTGTTATTATTGAAGGATTTAACTACTTTTGAATTTGTAGAATTAAGAACTAATGGTTTAATGTTTTCGTAAAAATACGCAATATTATGGTTTCCACGTCTACCAGCTACAGAAACGTTTATTTCTTGTCTAACTTCTTTAATGGTAAAAATTAAAGGTCTTTTTTCTTCTATATATTCCTCTAAATCAGCCACACCTAAATGGTCGCTTTTAAATACTTTTCTGTAATGTGTTTTTTCTTTCATTTCTCTAATGGTTTATAAGTTATATCCTTTTGATAAGGCGTTTTAATTGTTTTAATGTTTCCTTTTTTGTTGTACGTAATTATAACGTCGGTGTTTAACTTTTTCATTTTGCTAAAGGGTATAATGTGGCTACTGCTAAAATAATAAGTAATAAGGCTAAGCCTGTTAAAATTAATGCGTTTTCAAAATCATTTTCTGGATTGTTGTTCATCTTGTATTTCTTTTTTTAGTGTTAATAATTCGTTGTTAAGCCAAGTTTGATGTTCTAATGTAGAAGTCAAATCTATTAGTTTTTTTAGTCTTTTTTCCCAGTTACTCATAATATTTAATTAAAAAACCACCAGTTAGCTACAATTAAATCATTTCTTAAAATCTCTTTCAATTAACAGTAATCTAACCTTGGTGGCTTTGTTATTTGATGTAAAATTAATATATATATATGATATACACAAACTTTTTACTCATAATATTTAATATTTTTTTCTTGTTGCTCTATTGCCCACTTTAAAGAAAGTAAACCTATACTTGTATTTTCGTAGTTTAAAGCTAATTTTAATAACGCTAATCTATGGCTATTTTCTTGTAATAGCAATAAATATCTACTATATTCTAAACTATCTAAGGTATCCGTGTCGAAGTTGTCTAAACTTTCTCTTAATGCTTTACTCATTATTTTAATTGATATTTGTATTTTCTATACTCATCTAACTCCCCCTTATTTGGTAAATATCTATTACCATGTCTATCCGTAAAATAAACCCAGCACTTTCGCCATTTAGAGAAGTATTGAGTAATATTGTTCGACTTTTCCATTATGCAGTTGCTTTTAAATATTTAACCCATTTTTGAGCGTGTGATTTAGCTCTAGCCCTAGTTGGTAAAGTATCTACTCTTAATACTTCTGAATCTACAAACTGACCTTTTTCGTTTGCCTCATCTCTAGTAGTGTTTTTAGTAACTATTGCTACAAATCCGTTAGTAGTTTTTTTAGTACTCCAAGAAAAATAAGTGTTTTGAGTTGTCATTTTGTTTAGTTTTAAATTCCCTACAAATATATACCAAACATATATAACACACAACATTTTTTTAACTTTTTTTTATTTATTTGTGTAATTCGCTAATTTTTAGTATTTTTATCAAAAATAAGGGTTTTAAACCGAATTCGTAATAATTAGGCTTTTAACCCGAATATTTAAACAATGAGCAATAAAAAACAAGAGTATAGACCACGTTTAAACAAGTTTGAAAACGAGTTAATAATTAACCACCGTAAGCCAAAGATGCAAAAATGGCTTGTTTTGCCAGACATTCACACCCCCTTTCATAACAAAATACTATTTGGTAAGATTGTGAAATACATAAGAGAAAATAAACAGAATATTTACGGAATCTGTTTAAGTGGGGATTTCTTAGACTTGTTTACTTTAGGCTCTTATAATGAAAATAGTTTAAAGAATCTAACAGGAATTACTTTAGAAAGCGAATACGCTATTGGTAACGAGGTTCTGGATGGTATTGATAACGCTTTAGGAAAATACAAACTTTCTTGTAAAAAGTATTTTTTATATGGTAACCATGAAGACCGTTATTTTAGAGAGATAGCTAAAGGTGATAAGGCTAAGTATGGAAACGCTTTAATGAGTCCAACAGATGCGCTTAAATTACACAATAGAGGTTATGAAGTTAAAGAAAATTGGAAAGATGACTACTTTACTTTAGGCGAACATTTAGATATCATTCACGGTGTTTACTGTAATGTACATACTGCCAAAAAGCATTTAGATGTTACAGGGCGTTCTATTATGTTTGGTCATACGCATAGGGTGCAATCATTTAGACAAGGTAAACGAGCTTCTTATAATATAGGCTGGCTTGGTAACGTAAATCACAAAGTTTTTAATTATATGCCAAGATTTCAGAAGGACATTTGGGCGAATGGATTTGCTGAGGTTTACATAGATAATAAAGGGCTTTACTATGTTAATCAAATATCTGTTTATAATGATAGTTTTTTTATTAATGGTAAAATGTATTAATTATGGAGGACTACATAGAAGAAACCGAAGAAGAAATTTTAGCAGATATAAACTGGATTAGACCTATGCAAACGAGCGAAAAGATAAGAGAACACTTAAACCTATTATATAAATCTTTAGAATACAGTAGAAATAAAAAAAAGGTGCTTCAATTCATAAACGACTGGGAAGAAAAGTATAGGTTTAAGAAAGAATTAGAAGAACTTAATAAAGAAATTTTATAATAAGTTACTATGTTATAGATTTTTCTTATATTTGTAATATGTTTGAACAAGGTAATAAAGATGCTGAAAAATGGACTTTAGAAGAGGCAACCGCTCTACTAGAGGATGCTGTTAAATTATCTCAATCAAACAACTATGACTTTATTGGCGAAATAGCTAAGAAACAAGGGACGTATAAAGAAATATACAACTACATAACAAAGAAATTCCCTGAACTAAAACCGCTACTTAGACAAGTGAAATCTAATTGTGAGGCGACCTGTTTTTATAACGGTAAAAATGGAGATATAATTCCAAGTCTTGCTATTATGAATTTAAAGTCTAATCACGGATGGACTGATAGAATTGATACAACTACAAAGGATAAAGAACTACCCACAACTGTAATTAATTTAGGTAATGGAGTAAAACCCGAATAATGAAACTACTTAGCAAACAAGAACACGCTATTTACTATTTAAAAGATAGTGAAACAAACGAGGTTTTATATGGTGGTGCTGCTGGTGGTGGTAAATCCGCTCTTGGGTGTTTGTGGTTAATAGAAAATTGCCAAAAATATGCAGGCTCTAGGTGGTTAATGGGGCGTTCTAAACTTAAAACACTTAAAGAAACAACGCTTAACACTTTCTTTGAATTATCATCTAAACTTGGTGTATCTGAACAATGGATTTATAATTCACAGTCAGGCGTTATAACTTGGTCAAATGGTAGTGAAATAATATTAAAAGATTTGTTCTTATATCCAAGCGACCCCAACTTTGATAGTTTAGGTTCTTTAGAAATTACAGGGGCTTTTATAGATGAGTGCAATCAGTTAGTCTATAAGGCTTGGCAGGTTGTTAAATCTCGTATTCGTTACAAATTAAATGAGTTTGGTTTAATACCTAAAATGTTGGGAACTTGTAACCCTGCTAAAAATTGGACGTATAAAGAATTTTATCAAACCGACAAAAAAGGCAGTATAAAACAATATAGAAAGTTTATACAAGCGTTACCAACTGATAACGAACATTTACCAAAGTCTTACTTAGAATCCTTATTAGAATTAGATAAAAACAGTAAACAAAGGTTATATTATGGTAATTGGGAATATGATGACGACCCAGCTACATTAATAGATTACGATGCTATATTTGACTACTTTAACCCTAATCATATAAAAAGAACTGGTGAAAAGTTTATGACTATTGATGTTGCTCGAAAAGGAAAAGATAAAACAGTTTTTCGTGTTTGGGATGGTTGGCTATGTATTTATCGTTATTCGATTGCTAAAAGTGGTTTGAAAACAGTTGTAGAAAAAGCAAAAGAATTACAAAATAAGTTTAATATACCTTTATCTCATATAATAGCTGATGAAGATGGAGTTGGTGGTGGTGTAGTTGATTTCTTGTACTGTAAGGGATTTGTAAATAACAGTAGAGCGTTAAATGATGAAAACTTTAACAATCTAAAAAGCCAATGTACATTCAAAATGGCTCAAAAGATTATGAAAAGGGAAGCTGGTGAAATTTGTGAAGATGGTAACGTAAAAGACATTACAGCCGAAGAAATGGAGCAAGTAAAACAAAAGGACATTGACAAAGACGGTAAAGTGTCAGTAGTTAGTAAAGATGTTGTAAAGGAGTTAATAGGGCGTTCACCTGATGAATGGGATTCTATTATGATGCGTTACTATTTTGAGTTAAAACCAAAGTTTCACTTCTTTTAATTTGATATAGATAATTTTTATTATTTTTGTATATAAAATAAATTTCTCTTATGGGTATTTGGCAAGATGCTGTTAATTTCTTTAGAAATAATAAACAACAGCAGAATAAATATAATATGTCTTTGTTTGGGTTTGGTGAGTTTACCAATAACGACGATAACGACTTAACAAAGTATATAAAAGATGGTTATAATATAAATGCGGATGTGTTTAGTATTATTAATCAGAAATCTAGTAAATTGGTTTCAATACCTTACTACATTAAAGATATAAAAGATAGTGAATCACATAGAAAGGCTAGTAACTTATTAAAAGCTGTAAATTACAATCCAAGTGTTACTCAAAAGCTAAGATTAGCCGAATATGAAAGTAAGGGGTTAAGCGACTCAGAATATCCTATGCCTTTTGAAAAGCCAAACCCGAACCAAGATTGGAACGAGTTTTTTAAACTTACTGAAGCTTTTTTAGACTTAACAGGGAACTTTTATTGGTATAAGCAAAAGCCTGAAGCTGGTATGAACGCTGGTGAACCGATTGCATTATATTTATTGCCATCTAATTACGTTAAAATACATGTCAAGCAAGATAGTGGTTTAATTGGTATTGAAAATCCGATTGATTATTACGAACTAGATATGTATAATAAATTAATACGATTTGAAGTAGATGAAATTGTACATATTGGAATAGACAATCCTAACTTTGGGTTAAATGGTGAGCAATTATATGGGCAAAGTAGATTAAGAGCGGTATGGAGCAATGTATTATCAATTAACAAAGCTAAAGAGTTAAATCTTGAAATGTTGCGTAATGCTGGTGTTTTTGGTTTTATTCATGGCAAGTCACACGATTTTAACCCCGAACAAAGTCAAGGTATAAAAGATAGGTTGTTAAAAGCTAAAAACAGTAAAGAAGAGTTGTCTAATATAATGGGTAGTTCTTTTGATATGGGTTTCACTAGAATTTCACTAACAACAGATGAATTAAAAACCTTTGAACATTTAAAATACGACCAGAAACAAATATGTAATGCGTTAGGGTGGTCTGACACTTTACTTAATAATGATGATGGTGGTAAGTATGATAAGCAAATAAGCGAGTTAAAAAGAGTTTTAACGAATAGTATTGTGCCAGATGCTAAGATTATAGAACGTGCTTTTAACGAGGGTGTTTTAGCTGAAATAAAAGCTTATAAAGGTAGAGCTTTAATCTTTGACTACAAGGAACTACCTGAGATGCAGGATGACTTAGAAACTTTGTCTAAATGGATTGGGGAAAATGTAGATAGGGGAATAATTAATAGACGTACTGCAAGGCACATGTTAAGACTTCCCGAAGATAACGAGCCTTTGTTAGACCAATATACGGTAAAAAATGATGTTATGACTTTAGAACAGGCTATGTTGCCTAACGATGATGTTAATTTATAATTTCGTATATTTGCTCTTGTAGTGTAGTGGCTATAATAAAAAATATTTATAAATTCCTATATCTGATAAGCCCACTACCTTTGAAGATATAGGTTTTTTAATTAATGGAAACATATAAATACATCCCTAATTATGAGGGTATTTATCAAGTTAGTAATTTAGGGAATGTTAAGAGTTTAAAATTTGGTTATGAGAAAATATTAAAAGGAGGTTTATCAAAAGGTAGATATTTAACAGTTTCACTAAATAAAAACGGAAATAGAAAAACATACTATATACATAAACTTGTAGCTATGACATTTTTAAATCACAAACCTAAAAATCATACTTTAGTGATTGACCATATAGATAATAATAAATTAAATAATAAGTTAAGTAACTTACAAATAATAACTCATCGAGAAAACTCAAGCAAAGATAAAAAAGGATGCTATTCTAAATACACAGGGGTAACTTGGAGAAAAAACAGAAATAAATGGCAGTCATCTATAAAAACAAATGGAGTTGTAAAATATTTAGGTAACTTTAAAAAAGAGTATGATGCGCATTTAGCATATCAAAAAGCATTAAAAGAAATAAATAATGACAGAAGACCAATTACGTAGGCAGTGGCTAAAATGGCATTTAGGTTACGAGCGTATAAGCTACAAACAATTAGTGAAGACTTTTAGAGAGTTATCTAATAGAATACCGTTTGACTACTTAAACGAGGCTAACTATAATGTATTAATAAGAAACTCAATTAAAGAAGAGCCAATAATAAACACGTATTACGACTTCTATAAAGAGATAGGCATTATACACGGTAAACGAACAGGCAAGCAAATTAATAAGCAAATAAAAGAGTTTACCGTTAATGCTTTTTTAAGCGAGTTTGAAAAGAATCTGTTAAGTTGGCTGTATAGTAACTCGCTTAGTAGGGTTCAATCAGTTCAGCAAGGGCTTATTTTATACTTACAGGAATTTATAGCTCAAGGAATAGCGGATAATAAAACCGTTACTGAATTGGCTAGGGATATGCAGGCGTTAATTAATAGACGTAATTTTTACAGGTGGCAGGCTTTAAGAATAGCACGTACAGAAACAACAGCAGCAGCAAATTACGCATCTACTATTGTATCTAAAACAAGTGGAATAGTACAGCAAAAGAAGTGGTTAAGTGCCGAAGATAGTAGAACAAGGCGAACACCTAAAGCCGAATTTAACCACTTTGCAATGAATGGGGTAAAAGTAGAGGAAAACGAAAACTTTTTCGTGCCTACTAAATTCGGAGGTGTAGAAGAATTAAGATTTGCTGGCGACCCTAAAGGAAGTGCTGGCAATGTAATTAATTGTAGATGTAACACGTATTTAGTACCTAAACGTGATGAGAATGGGCGGTTTATTCGACGTTAACCCAAATACCGTTAATCTTACTAAAGTTAAGAGTTTGAAATCCGTTTCTACTAAAATCTAAAGTGTATTCATCAGGGCAAATGCAAGTATAATGTTTTGCATCTATTTTTATTTTGCCTGAATTTAATTTATCTAAATTTTCTTTTATATAGAATTCTTTTGTTTTCATTGTAATTTAATTAAAAAATAACCATATAAAAAACCCAATAAATAAAGATATAAAAGCAATAACACAAACCCATACAATTACATTATCAACTTTTCTTTGTAAATTATGATGATTATGCATAGTTTTTTCTATACTTACGTTTAAAGATTTATTATTTTTCTTTAATTTATCTATAAGTTCATCTTTTGATAACGAATAGTACATTCCTGAATAGTGTTCGTAAAAAACTTGATTACTTTCTTTTAGTGATTTTTCTAGTGACTTTAGAGTTTCATACTCTTTTAAATCTATTAAAACTTTATTTTCCATACAACAAAAATACAAAACAAATACATAAAAAACAAACACTATAACAAAAAACAATACTAAAAATACGTTTAATAAATTTTATTTATATTTGTAATATGAAAAGAATGGAATTTAAACAAACGTCTTTTGATTTAAAAGATTTAGATGAAAAGAAAGGAATAGTTATAGCGTATGCCAATGCGTATGACTATAAAGATTCTGACGGAGATATTTCCGCAAAAGGTTCTTTTAATAAGACTGTTCAGGAGAATTACAAAAGAATAAGAGTGCTTAAAGACCACAACCCTACAATTAGCTTGGGCGTGCCTTTGAATATTGATACTGAGGATTCTTATGGCTTGCTAACAACTACTAAATTTAACCTAAACAAAGAAGTTTCAAGGGATATGTTTAGCGATATTAAGTTAATGCACGAAGAGGGTTTAAACGCTGAACTATCAATAGGTTACCAAGTATTAAATAGAGACCAAAAGAATAAAAGTATTATTACAGAATATAAGCTAATGGAATACTCTTTTTTATCGAGTTGGGCAGCTAATGAATTAAGCACGGTGCAAGATATTAAAGGAATTAAAAGCACTTATGGCATATTAGAATTAATCGAAAAGTCTTACAATTTAGACTATTCAGATACAAGATTAAAGCAGATTGAAGCTATATTAAAATCACTTTCAGACAAAGAGCCGTTACCAAGTAACACTTCTAACGAACAGCCGATTTTTAGTGAAAAAGATGCACAAATATTAAATAACTTTATAAACACATTATAACACAGAATGGAATTAGAACAAAAATTAAACGATTTAGCTTCAAAATTAGAGGGCAAATCAAAAGAGGTTGTAGTTGATGCAATCAAAGAATTTAAAGCGGAAAACGAAACGGCTATTAAAAACGCTGTAAAAGATGCTACGGATGCAATGGAGGTAAAATTCAAAGCATTACAAGACCACGCAAACCAATTAGACGTTAAGCTAAAAGAAAAACAAGCACAAACTAAAACGGTTTCTGTAGTTGATGAACTTAAAACAAAATCACATGAGATTAAGTCTTTAGCAAATAGGGCGTCTTTTAACGATATTGAAATTAAAGCGACTACAAATAGAGCATCTGTAGCCGATAATGCACAAGCGGTTGAGTTAGGTGATATAGGACAATTAGCAACAAGAAAGTTATCAATGTATGATGCTTTTCCTAAGTTCCCTGTAAGTGGCTCGAATCACAATGGTACTATTCGTTATTACGATTGGGATGAGGCTACAAGTTCTAGAGCTGCTGCAATGATTGCGGAGGGTGCTGCTTTTCCTGAATCAACTGCGAAATGGAAAACTTACACAATTGACTTAAAGAAAGTAGGTGATACTTTACCTGTTACTGAGGAATTTTTTGAAGATGAAGCGATGTTTGCTGCTGAATTAAATCAATTCTTAATTACAAACGTTAATCTAAAAATTGATGACCAAATTGCTAACGGTGATGGAACTGGTAACAACCTAACAGGTTTAGTTACTTCTGTACCAGCTTATACTGCTTCTGCTAGTGGAATTACTGATGCTTCTATTTACGATTTAATACCAAAAGTAAAAGAATCAATTACAGCTTCTGGAGGTTCAAAATATATGCCTAACGTTGTTTTTATGAATATCGCTGACATCAACAAATACAAGTTGAAAAAAGATGCAAATAACAACTATATTATACCACCATTTGTAAGTAGAGAGGGTCAAGTTATTGACGGTATTACTGTAATTGAGAGTAATATTTTAACAGCAAACTCTTTAGTTTTAGGAGATAGTAGATTTGCAAGAATTTACGAAAAAGCTGGTATTACATTATCACAAGGTACAGTTGATGCACAATTTACAACCGATATGACTACTTTAAAAGTACGTAAAAGATTGTTGTTCTTAATTAGAAACGCTGACAAAGGAGCTTGGAAAAAAGTAACTTCAATTAGTGCTGCGTTAACTACTTTAGCATCGTAATATGAAACAAGTCGAGTTTACTAAGGCATTTGCCAATAAAAAGAAAGGGGACAAAGGTTTCTATGACGGACAATTAGCAAGTCATTTAGTTAGAGTTGACCAAGTTGCTAAATATGTAAATAAAAAGAAATAAACGATTTCTATTGTTGTTTTTAGCGTCCTACTTTACGGTAGGGCGTTTTTTTGTATAACTAAAATCTATTAAATATTAATTTACTATAAAATTTGTATATTTGTATTATGAGTTATTTAAACGTTATTACATTAACACAAGCAAAGGCGTATCTTAACATAGATGACACGTTAACAGATGATGATTCTATGATTGAGAGAATGATTAAAAGTGCTTTATCTACAATAGAAAAGAAAACTAATATTTTAGTTTATGCACGTTCTAAGAGTTATTTCTTTCAGAATTATTGCGTTGATGTTTACGACTACCCTATTAATAGTGTAACGTCGCCTAGTGATGTAGAAGTGAACGAATACGCATTATTTACAAGTTATGAGGCTAAGAGTTCAGATGATAAAAAACTTGTCTTAAATGTAGGTTATACAGACCCTTTAGACGTGCCTTATGAGTTAATTGATTGCGCTTTGCAATACGTTAAGTATTTGTATTATGAAGCTGAAACCGAAAAAGCAAATAAAGGTATGTTACCATATTGGTTACAAGATATGATAAACCAAAATAAAAGATTTATCATTTAATGAGAGCAAGGAAATACAATAAACAGATTGAGATTTGGCAAACAACTAAAGTAAGTGATGGTTTTGGTGGTAACGTTGTTACGCCTGAATTAATTACTAAAAGTAGATGTAAGATTATAACAAATAACAAAATTTACCAAAACAAAGAGTTTGGGCTAAGTGAAACTACAAATAAAATAGTAGTACAATTACGAAAAAGAAACGATATAACCTATAATAGTAAAAATCAATTTGTAAAGTATAGAGGTGAAAAGTATGTAATTAATTCAGAGCCTGTAAACGTTGGATTTGAGGACAGAGAAATACAAATTACATTAACAAAAGAGCCTACTTATGGAGTTGAACAACTAGAGCCAATAGGCAATCAAAATCAGAATCAGAATCAGAATCAAGGTGGCTAAAATAAAAGGTTTAGATAAGGTTATAAAAGAGTTAAAAACCTATGGAGAAAAGGCTGAAAAGGAAATAGAAATAATAACTGAGGGTGTAGCTGGTGAAATAGTAGATGATGCTAAAGAAATAGCAAAATCTAAAAAAGTTTGGGACAATGGTAATTTAGTTAGGGGTATAAATAAAGAGCCTACAAAAGATAAGGATTTAAGCTATACAATATTTGCACGTGAAAAATATTCGGCTTATCAAGAATTTGGAACTGGTGGACTTGTAAACGTGCCAACAGAAATGAAAGGAATTGCATCTTTATTTAAAGGAGCTAATATAAAGAAAATAAATATAAAGCCTAGACCATATATGTACCCAGCTTTATTAAATGGTCGTAAACCTTTTATAGACGGATTAAAACAACTTTTAAAAGAATTAAGTAAATAACAATAGAAATGGATAAAAGTAAATACTGTAAAATAGGTTGGAATGGTGAATTTTTAATATTGTTAACAAATGATAATCAACCAATACCAGCACAAACAAAAATAACAATAACAGATGAAATAGAAGAAATTCCAACAGCAAAAGTGGAATTGTTTATAAATTTGGATGAAATAATAGATTTAAGAACAAAAGAGCCTAAAAAAGTAATTAAAGATAGTTTATTAAAAAGATTTGTAAAATATTTAAGTAAATGAATAAACCATTCGCAAATAAATGGGTAAGAAAAGCGATATATGATGCCATTGAAAATATAGTAGTAATCGACCAAGTATCAAACGATGTACATATATTACAAGACGGAAATACAAACAGCATAGTTAATAGCAACGGAATAGAAATAGCATCCGCAGATTTTATAAACGTGCCTTGTTACGATACAAATGTAACAGCGAACGGAAACACGCCTTATTACAATCTATTAACCACGCAAACAAACGTAGAAGAACATCCTAGTAAATGCGAGGCAATGTGGAGAAGTTCTATATTAATAGATACTGTTACTATTTTTTCAGCAAGTGGAAATATGGGTAGTCGTTTGTTAGTTGATAATATTACTGATGCAATTATAACAGCAACAAGAAATATAACTTTAGATGTTGAGAGCGGTTTAAGAATCCATAAACAAACAATCGGAAGTATAAACAACTTAGATAACCAAACAGATACTCAAAACGTGTTTAGAAACTTGTTAAGATTAGAATTAGAAATATACTAAAAAGACGTGCTACCTAGTAACACGCCTTTTATCAACCAAACTAAAAAAATTACTATGAAAGAAAATTACACACAAATATAATACTTTTTTACAATTAAACAATAACTATAAAGAAATATTATACAAAAAACTATTTAATAAATTTTATTTATATTTGTATAATAAATAATTAAACAAATAACAAAAAATGAGTACATTTATAAAAGGGGATAATGTTATACTTTCTATTTGGGATAGTGTATCTGAGGAATACGAGCCAATAGGATGTTTAACGTCTAACGAAATTAGTTTTTCTAGGGAAGTCATAGAAGCAAAGACAAAATGTGATGCTGGTGAAGTTGTGAGAGATGGTGGTTCAGTTAGTTATGAGTTATCATTTGAGGGGGTTGATATTGAAATAGAAAATGAAAAAATGGAATACAACTCTTTGCTGTTTTATATAAGTAACGCAAATATGGAAAAATTAACTTGGCGTTTATCTACTGGTGTAACACCAGCTTTTAGATATGGTACGGCTGTTTTAACAGAATTAACACAAACAGCGCCTACAGACGATAATGTTACTTTTAGTGGCACTTTAAGTGGTAGTGGAGTAATTACAACAACAGACCCTAAAGCATAAGAAATATGAAACAACAAATAGAATTACATTTAGGTGGTAAAAAGAGAAAGTTTACTTTTGGTATATTATTTTTAGGTAACGTTTTAGAACGTGATTTATATGAGGACTACAACGACTTATTAATTAAGACGCAAAAAAACCCGTTTAAACACGCTCCTATTTTGATGTATGAAAGTTTAGTTAATACTTGCAACAAATATCAAAAAGAGATTGATTTTACAGAAAATGATGTTGTAAATTGGTTAGACAAAGATTACATAAAAGGAGCTGATAATGTAGTTAAGTTTTTACAAGTTTTCTTTGGAACTAACGAAAATAAAACACCTACCGAAAATGAAAATAACCAAAATGAGGCAAAAAAAAAATAGATTGGTATAAAGACATTATTTCAGTTTGCTTAGGTGAACTTGGTATTTCGTCTTATGATTATTTATATACAATGACAATGGCGGAGTTTAACATCCGCTTTTTTGCGTATAAAAGGTTGCAACAAATAGAAAATGCTAAGATATTTGAGATAAATAGAGTTATAATAGGTGCAGGATTTGGAGATAAGAAACAAAAAACAGAATTATTTAACACCACTAAAAATGTTTTATTAAGTGGTGTTAACAAACCGAAAATAACAGACGCCCAATTAGAGGCTTACAGAAAAGTAAGATTAGAGTATTTAAAGAAAAAAAAGAAGTAAATGGATGCAAGATTAGAAGTTGAGATTGGCGCGGATATTAAGGATTTACAAGGGAAACTTGCAAATGCTATAAAAGGACTAGATAATCTAAAAAAAGAGCAAAAAGACTTAGCTAACGCTTTTAAAAAAGGTGATATTACTCAAGATAAGTATTACTCTGATTTAGCTAAAAATACAGCTAGACTTTCTAGTCAATCAAAATTAGTAAACAACTATAAAAATTCTTTAAATGGCTTAGGCGATACTTTTAATAAAAGTAAAAAAGGAATAATTAGTGGTGATTCTGCTTTAACTTCTTTTAGTAGAACAATACAAGATGCCCCTTTTGGTATAATGGGGGTTTCAAACAACATTACAAACCTTACTGAACAATTTGGTTATTTAAAGGCTAAAACAGGGAGTTCAGGGAGTGCTTTAAAAGCTATGTTAAGTAGCTTAAAAGGATTTGGGGGTATTTCTTTACTTATTTCGGTTGCTACATCCGCATTACTTGTTTTTGGAGATGAAATTAGTAATTTAATTAAAGGAAATAAAAGTTTAGCAAGCTCGCAAAGAGAGGTTAATAAAGCTTTGAATGATTTTTATGGTAATAGTGTTTCTAAACTGCATTCCTATGTTTCTATATTAGAAGATGCAAACACATCAGAGGAGCAAAGAAAAGAAATTACAGAAGAGTTAATTAAAAAAGTACCTACATTAACAAAAGAAGATTTTAAATATGGAACTAATTTAGATGTTGTTAGGGGTAAAATCGGTCAATATGTTTTAGCACAAGCATCTAGAATTGAAGCTGATACTTTAGTTCAAGAAAATTCTGAAAAGTTAGCAAAACAAGCTAAAATAGTTCAGATGAAAAACATTAAAGATGAAACTAAAAGAATAAAAGCTTTTACTAAATTTTTAAAAGATGAAGGAGAAAGAGTAACAAAGACGAGCATAACATCAACTTACATCTCTAAAGGACATTCTACTGAAATTGCTAAAACTAAAGATGAAATAACAAATGATTTTAATAATTTTGCATCAGATTTAGAAAAAGAATTAAAACCTGTTCAAGATAAAATTAATCAATTATACTCAACAACATTTAATGGTGGGTTAGGTAGTGATGGTGGTAATGGTGGGGATAAAGAAAAGAAAACAGTTAATAGTAAAGTTCAATCTGTTTTTGAAGGGTTAAAAAATAGTTACATTAGTGGAGTAGAAGGGTTTAAAGAAATAACAACATCAAACCCTACTAATCTTTTAGGTAGTACAATTACACAATTTGAAATAGACCAAGCTAATTTAAAAGCAAGGATACAAGAATTTAATATGCAAGTATCTGAAATGTTAAGTGCTAGTAGATTTGATGCTTTGTCTAATTTAGGAACTGCAATAGGAAATGCTATGGGTAGCGGTCAAAGTGTATTAAAAGCAGCTGGTGCTTCTTTATTAAGCACTTTAGGTGGTATTATGGTGAAATATGGTAAAATGGCTATTGCATACGGTTTAGCTAGCGAAGCTTTAAAAGCAGCGTTTAAAAACCCTTTTGGTGGTGGTATTGGTGCTGTTATTGCAGGAACTGCATTAGTTGCTATTGGTAGCGCAATTAAATCTTTCAGTTCTAACATAGCTAGTGGAGGTGGTGGAGGTACTACAACATCAAACGCAACAGCAGGAGGTGGCACAAACAACAACTCTAACTTTTCAAGCGGTTTTAGTGGTGGGTATGGAAATCAAAATGGTGGAAATGTAGTGTTTCAAATTGCAGGGGATAAATTAATAGGGGTTTTGAAAAATACGCTAGATAATAATAGAAGTTTAGGCGGAAATATAGTTATAGGATAATGTTAAAATACTTTTTTGAGTTTACAGATGTAGAACAAAACAACCACAGAGTTGAGATTTATAATGATGCTTATTTTGGAGAATCTACTCGTGTTTTTGGAAGTTGTCAGTTAACTTATTCAAGCACTGATGATATTTTGGAATCTATAAGAGGTTGTGGATTGAAAATAGATTTAGAGGCTAATAGTGATTTAACTTTTAACGATTTGTACAGCGAGGAGGAACGTACATTTTCTGTAATATACAAAAGAAATAATTTAACCTTATTTAGTGGTTGGTTAAATCCAGAGGGTATTTATGAAAATTTAGTACAAGACGTTTACATTATATCTTTAAATTGCGTTGATGGTATTGGTTTTTTAAAAAACTTATCTTATGTAGAAAATAACGGTTTACCATTTTCGGGCAAACAAAGTCTTTTAGAAATAGTTGTTAACTGTTTAAATAGAACTTTAACCCCTCAAGATATATTAATTAATTGCGATATTTATTACAACGGTTTAAATGAAAATCTTAGCACTTTTGAAAATGTTTATTTTAATTCTGATAGGTTTATAAAAGATGACAAAGATACTATAATGAATTGCGACGAGGTTTTACGTAGCGTTTTAGAGCCTTTTGGATGCGTTATTACTAATTACGAGGGTAAATGGATAATATACAAACCAAACACTTTAACGTCTAATTCTGAGTTAACATTTTTTACGTATGATAGTGATGGAGTTTCTAAGTCAAACACTACGATTGATTTTTCAATCAATGTAGGTAGTCAAATAGATAATTTTTACCCTTTTCATGCGGAAGGTAACCAACAAAAAAGTATTAAGAGTTCGATAGGTGCTTACAGAATTAATTACAAATACGGATTAAATAAAAAGATATCAAACAACCCTACATTTGAAAATAACGGAACTACGATTGATAATTGGACTATAAACGATGCTACTGGTGTTATTTTAACAACGCCTAACATTTTAGAGTTAGTGCCAATTACAGGAACGCCTATATTAAAAATAACATCAGACAATAACACTATACAAGAAGGTCAAAGTTTAGCGATTTCTATTTCTACAACTATGACTGATGAAATCACTTTAGATGATACAACAGTAGAAGACCCTCGTTATGATGCAGAAATAGGTTACAAGATTAAAATAGTAGGTACAACAGAAACTTATTATCTTAGACAATATAATACCACTAGTGGTTATGTAACCGAATGGAGTGATACAATAGACACTTTACGTAAAGTAATTTATGGAGGCGGTTATGATTTAAACGAAATTAAAACGTTTGAATTAGATTTACCACCCACACCAATTGACGGAAGTTTATCAATAGAAATACATTCTATAAAATTAATTAATGAAACAACAGTTACGAATTACGGTAAAATTAGGTTTAATAATATAACGTTAAATGTAGGTCAAGACAGCTCTAGTATAGAGGGCGAAAATCATACTTTTCAAAGAATAGCAAAACCATCAACAAAAATAAAAGAAAAAAAAGAAGTTTTTAATGGGGATTTAAAATCTGATATTTATGAGGGTGCAATTTATAAAAATGATGAAACAACCCTAACTGATAAATGGAATAGAAAAGGAGTTGATGAATCAAAGTTTTTGCTTAGAATTATGGGGGAGGAGAGAATGAAAATGTATCCAGAACCTTTAATTATATTTCAAGGCTCTTTTTTTGGTTTTTTTAATTATTTATCCGCTATAACTATAAATAAAATCAATGGTAAATACATTCCGATAGAATATAATTATAACTGTAAACGTAACACGATAGAAGTTAAGTTAATGCAAATGAGAAACGCAAACATAGTTGATGACATTGATTACTTAATTACTTATGATTACGGAAAAGTAGTTGAACCAACAATAACAAACTAACTATAATAAATTTTATTTATATTTGTAGTAATTATGATAAATGGAACTTATAGACTTGTTTATATAGAATGGGAGGGCGAATTTCTACCTATTGGTTGCTTGACTGGGGATTCTTTTAATGAAACCGTTGAAATGTTAGATACAACCACTAGGGATAATGGAGGATGGAGTACAGCAGTACCTACAACACAATCATATAGCTTGTCTTTTGATGGTTTAATCATAAACACCAATTTTAACGGAGGTAACTTTGAAAAGATTAGTTTAGACAGGTTAAGATTTTTAAAACGCAATAGAACGCTTATAAACTGGAAAATACAAGATATTGACTTGACTTTTGTAGATAGTGGGCAGGGTTACATTACAGAATTAGGAGATAGTAGTTCGGTTGATGAATTTATAACTTTCAACTGCTCTATACAAGGCTATGGAGCGCCAAATAGTACAAGTGCAAAGGCTTACAATCTTACAGATGGTAACGAAAATAATATAGAAGACGGAAACACAAACGAAATAATCACGGCATAATAATATGAGTACAATTAAAATAAACGAATTAGCAACTAGTAGCATATCTTTAACAGATTTTTTAGTTAAAGCAGACCAAAACGGTTTAGCAACAAAAAACACAATGCAAGGATTACAAGATTTCTTGTCTACTTTAGACGATATGTCTTTTAAAGGCTCAATTTCAGCGGGTACATACGCTAGCAAAGACGCTGGGTGGTATATTGCTAGTGAGTCAGGCGATTATATAATGGGTTCAAATACTTTAACAGTAGCATCTCAAAATTTAGGTATAATCATAGTGCCAACAGTTATAAACGATTCTAACTTAGTTTCTATTCCTATTACAATTTCCATTGATAGTACCGTTACAGAGGGAAGTTCAAATGCTGTTAGTGGAAATGCTGTTTTTGAAGCTTTAGAAAATAACAAACCAATTATAAAAGAAAATGATTGGTATGACCCTAATTTTATTAATCCTTATTCGGTCAGAACTATTGCAGATGGTATTTTAAATACTACTCAAGATTTTGCATTTATTGGGAATTTATTAACGTATAGACCAGCAATAGTTGACGGGTTTAATTGTATGCAATTTAGTACAGCAAACACAGGAAATACTCAGTTATCACCCGCTTTTAGTAAATTATTTTTTAATAAATTAGGTTACGAAAATGGAGATACTTATAAATTAGGAATGTGGGTTAAAGCGCCTAATGCAACCGACGTAAATGTTAGAACTGTAAATTTTAATGGATTTGGCACAAAGGTTTATAATTTAGAGAATTCAGATTGGACTTGGGTGGAAAGTAACGATTACACAGTTGATGCTGATGATTGGCAAGATTGGTATTTTTCAGTTAGATATTTTGAAGCAACTGAAAATTTCTATTTTAGAGGTTTAACGCTTGTTAATACCACAAATGATGAGTTAAACGGTGAACGTACAAATTCGAGTTTTGAAAAAGGTCAATTAAAACAATTTACAAATTTATATCCTTTTTCGCAGTTTATTTTTGGCTTTAATAACGCTTTGTCATCACCATCAGACCAAAATGGAGCAACAATAACTTCAAGAGAAATTACAACCCTAACAGGTGAACCAATAGAGGGTAATGGTTTTAAATTTACATATCCGAACAACACAGAAGCTGCTTTTAACTTTTTCCCATTAATTGGCTCTAGAGAAAGCACTTGGGGTACTTTTCAATCAATGTTACCTCAGGTAAAAAAAGATGTTTGGTTACAAATAGGATTTTGGGTTAAAGTAACAACTACATTGCCTAATTTTAGTGTTACATTTAATAACGAAAGATTTGGAGGTTATGGTATGCAAAATATACAGTCAAATTTTTTACCTAATCAATGGTATTTTGTTAAATCTATACCTATTTTACTTGGGAAAAATGACCCTAAAAAAATAATTAATAATCAAATAAGAATAGATACAGGAGCTGCACCAAGTGATGGTAGTAATATTATAATTGAAATTGCTGGTTTAACTTATGGTGTCAATGAAGATAAGTTTGCTTTTAGAAATGATTATCTAAATAATTTAGCTAGTTCAAATAGATTCTACACAAAAAAGTGGACTACTTACGGCGATTCAATTACAGCTTATACGCAATATCAACATTGGGCAAGTCAAAAGCTAGGAGCCGATGTAACTGTTAGAGCAGTGGGTGGTTCTTCTTGTTTCAATAATGGTGATATATTTTGGGGAACAGCAGACGGAGCTTATATAGATAGACCACCATCCCCACCACCAGCAGGAACAGAGGGTGTTGATTATTTTGTATATGAGGCAAGTGCGTGTACACAATCAAGAATTAATACAATACCAGCAGATACAGAGGTGCTTTCATTTATGTTTGGTATGAATGATTACGGAAGAGTGCAAAATTTAGGAACAATAAACGATGCGCCTACGGATGCTTTAAATACAGGCACGTTTTACGGATATTTAAAATCAATGGTATTAAAAGCAGAAGCAAGAGTGCCAAATGCTTTTAAATTTTTTATAAATATAACACATAGAGATGATGAAGCTAGTGGTTCTATTTACGGTCTGTATATGTGGCAATTAAGAAAAGCGATTAGAGATGTAGCTGAATTATACGGTTATCCTGTTGTTGACGTTGAAAATATTAACGTAAATGACACTAATACAGATACATATGTCCCTGACAATATTCACCCAGATTGGCAAATGTTCCGACTAATAGCAAATAGAATCACATCTGTTTTAGAAGGTCATCAATCTTATGATTTTGTGAAAGAAATTTAAATAAATAAATATGAAAACAAACATAACACAAAACGCTGTTTTATACAGAAATGCTACTTTAGGAGTTTACGGTCATAAAATATTAGAAACAGGGAATACACCAGACCCGTTGCATGAATTTATAGCTGTAACAGCCATAGAAAACTCATCAATATCTTATGTAAAATCAGATACAGAATTTCCAACTTATGGAGATGCAACTGTTACTGCTTTAGATGTTACAGCTGGTTTAACCCTAATTTTAGGACCTATAAAAAATTTATCCGTTATAAGTGGAAAGGTTATAGCGAACTTAATAACAAGACCTTAATATGATTGGTATAGGTTTAACATACTCTTTCAATTCAGTTAATCATATAGTTTCAAAATTCGACGATGATTATAAATCTGTTTTAAATTATGCCACCAGTCAAGGGTACGGATTACCTAGTTATGAGCAACAAACACTTCAAAATCAATTAGTCTTAGATTTAAAAAATTTTGGCATTTGGAGTGAATTAGATTCTTTTGGATTGCAAGCAACTAACGGTTCTGCTGATTTTGCTTTGGTTGATTGGAAAAGGTTAATTACTATGACAGCTGTAAATTCCCCTACTTTTATAACAAATGTAGGTTATAAAGGAAATGGGAATGATTCTTACATTAACACAAACTACAGACCTTTAACGGATGGTAGTAATTATACTGCAAATGATGCTAGTTTTGGAGTATATTGGGATAGTCAAGATGTCGTTAATTCAGGAATATTTGTCGGTTTTAGAGATGCGTTTGTAACTAACGAATCATTTATAACGCCTTACGGTAACTTTAATGATATTAATAGTAATTCAGCAGATAATAGGGATAGTTTTTCAAGTATATCAGATTTTTTGCAAGTGCAGTTAAAAAATGGCACACAATATCTTTTTTCAGATGGTATTGAAAATAGTTCGTTAACAGTAACTGGTGTTAATTCTTTAACTAATGTTGAAGTTTATTACTTATGCTCTAACAGTGGGGGTGATGCTAACACTTTTTTTAACGGTACAATTAAATCTAGTTATATAGGTTCTTCTTTATTGTCTAAATCCTTAAATTTTAAGAACGCTTTGCAAAATTATATGAATAATATCTAAATGAAAACTAAACTACTATTTATGGCATTTTCAGTTGGTGCGATTGGCTCTCAATGGATTGAAATGATTATAAACGCTCAACATCAATTCTTTGCCATTTTTTTTGTAGTGGTTTTAGATGCTTTATTCGGAATTGCCAAGGCTTTTAAACTTGGCAATTTTGAAACAAAGAAAACGTTTAAGGCTATTTATATGCTCGTTGGTTTTTGGGCGTTATTAGCCACTGTTTTAACTATTGAGAAAGGTTTTCCTTTTGCGTCTTTTTTAAGTGAAGCAATTTTACTACCTATTCTTTTATTTCAGTTAATTTCGGCTTTAAAAAATATGCACTTATTAGGTTTGATTGAAAATAGTACACTAACAAAGATTTTAGCAAACATTGATAAACATAAAGAGGTTTGAAACTAAGCGAAAAACAACAAATTTTTACAAAGAATGTAGCAAGTCTAATTGCGTATGCTGATTTACTTGGTATAGGTTTAACTTTTGGTCACGCTTATAGAGATATTGAAACGCAAAAAAGATTAGTAAAAGAGGGTAAAAGTAAAACATTAAATAGTTATCATTTAAAACGTTTAGCTGTTGATTTTAACTTTTTTATTAATGGTCGTTTAACATACGATAAACATAAACTCGCTGAACTTGGCGAATTTTGGGAAGGGTTACACCCTGATAATGTTTGGGGTGGTAGATGGAAATTTACAGATGTTCCTCATTTTCAAATGAATGATTAGATTATTTTTCGTATATTAGCATTGAGGATAGATAGGTTTAATTACCCTATTGAAAGTCGAAGCGTTTACGATTTCCTCAATTCTTTTAAACGCATCATTTAAACGCAAAATTATGCAAGAAATATTTAAAGACATCCCAAACTACGAGGGGTTGTATCAAGTTAGTAACTTAGGTAACGTTAAAAGTTTAAAATACTCTAAAGAGAGAATTTTAAGAAAAAACAGTGACAAAGATGGTTATTTAATGGTTAGTATTTATAAAAACAAAACACCAAAAAGAGTAAAGGTGCATCAATTAGTTGCAATGGCTTTTTTAAAACATAAACCTTGTGGCTTAAAATTAGTAGTTAATCATATTAATTTCATTAAAAATGATAATAGAGTTGAAAATTTAGAAATAGTAACAAATAGAGAAAATTCTAATCAAAAGCATTTAAAATCAAGCTCTAAATATGTAGGTGTGTCTTGGAGCAAGGCTAATAGAAAATGGAAAGCATTAATTAGATTAGGTAAAAAGAGAAAATATTTAGGGTATTTTGAGAACGAATACGATGCGCATTTGGCTTATCAAAAAGAATTAAAACAGAAATTATGAAAAGATTAATATTAATATTATTGTTATTATCAAGCTGTGTTGCTAAGCGAAACACTAAAACCACTAAAGAAACTAAAGACACAATTTACAAAACCAAAACGATTAAAGAAGTTGAACGTTTTACAGATACTTTAACTATTAAGCAACCCTGTGATAGTTTAGGTAATTTAAAACCTTTTAAACAACTTATAAAAGTGAAACAGGGCAATATATCATTAACAGGTTTAAACAACGTTATAACTGCTGAAATTGACTTAAAAGGTTATAAAGAGCAATTAGAACAAATATACAAGTCTAAATATCAAAATAAAACAGAAATAAAAGAAGTGATAAGATACA